CAACATGATTGACAAAACTAAGGCGTTTGAAGCTCTCAAAGCCGATTATGCGGACAACCCGCTTGTAAGTGAACGAACAATAAAGGAAACGTTGGAGAACCTAACGGCAATCGTCAAAGACGACATCGAGGAAGACAAATTCCTTGAATACGCAAAGTCCCAGCTAAAAACGACCGAGGGTCAAGCGAGGAAATCCTCATCTGATGCGGTCAAGAAAGTCGAAGCGGAGAAAAAGCCCACTCCTGAACCCGACAAGCCAAAGAAAGGAACACCACCCGAAGACAAGAAGGACGAAAAACCCACGTGGCTTGACGAACTGATGTCTGAACTTGGAGGCATAAAACAAAAGTTGGCAGAAGAGGACAAGCGTAAAACGGCTGAACAGGTTAGGGAATCTGCCTTTGCTAAAGCCAAGATTTACCCGCAGAATGTGATTGATGTAGCTGCCGATGGATTTGACTTCAGTCAGGAGAACGCAGAGACAGCATTCATCGAGAAAGTGGGTAGAACAGCGGCTAAGTTTGGGGTGGTACCTGAGAGGGGTAATGCAGAACCGCAGAAGCCCGATTTTTCAGCATTTACCGAGAGACTGAAAGAAAGAGGATTAATTCCAGAAACTAAAAATTAACAAACTATGAGCTTTAACACTTACGGACAAAACTCGAAAACTTTTGGCGCACGCTATCAGGTGTGGGCGGAGGTTAAGGGTGTGAAGCATGGTGGTGGCGTTATTGACGCAACTGCTTTTGCTGATGCCAACTATCCCGTCGGCTCTGTCATCCCTGCCGGTACTCCCGTGTACCTTGATAAAGCAGGTGGCACATTGAAGCCGATTTATTTCTATGAGCTTGCTGAAACATTGGAGGCTACCGATACTGAAGCCGTTCTTTACGGCAACTATCCATTGACCGCTGCTGGTGGTAATCTTATCGCAGTTCCCTCTGCCATTGGCGGAACTGGCGCAGGTGTAGCCTATTCTGCTGCCGTTGACAACGGAGACGGAACGCACACCATCACTATTACGGCTAACGCACTTGGAGCTGCCGCTGCTGGCACTGTTTACGCAGAAGCTGACAAATCAGGCACAGGCGCTGTTGTGAAGGAAACTGCCGTTCCTAACGGATTGCTTCTGCACGACATCGTGAAAGAGGAAGGTGACACATTTGCAACTGGTGCAGTTGTTGACGAAGGTCGCATATTTGAGGACAGAATTGTGGCTATCCCTGCCGCTTATAAGGCTGTATTGCCCGGTATTAAATTTGAGAAAGGAGTATAACTATGTGGACAGGAGATAAAGTATTTTTCGACTTAGTAAGCACCGCTGTGGGTGACAGATATGCCCTGCAAGCGTTCATCGACGCAACTAAGGAAGCCTATAACAAGCTCGACTTGTCAGGTTTCAATTGGTCGTCTTCCCTGCTCCCCGATTTCTCATTTGAGCAAATTGAGAAGGAGTACGGCATTAATGCAATGGCTACATGGGTAGACCTTGATAGCCCTGGTACTCCCGTATCTATCGAGGGTGCATCCTTACAGACAGGCAAAGTGCCTCGTCAGAAGAAGTATGCCGCTTTCGACGAGAACGACTTCCGTCAGCTTGCCATCAAGCGTGTTTCCAATTCAAGTTTGGTTGACCTTGCACAAGATGCTCTGTTCAACATCAACAAGAAGCTGATTGACTCGCACACCAACGCTATGACCTACATGCGCCATCAGATGGTGTCTAAGGGTAAGTTTGAACTGACTACCTCTAACAACGCAGGTGGTATTGCAGGTACTGTATTCAGTGCTTCTATACCTGATACCAATAAGGTTACTAAAACATCTACTAAAGTATGGTGGGATACCTCCGATGGCTCAGAGGGTTCTGCCTCTGACCCCGTTGCCGACATGAAGGCTATCGGTGAAAAGGTTAACGGTACTGCTTACCACTGGGAGGTAGATGCCCTTACCTTGAAGAAGCTGTTGGGGCACTCCAAGGTTAAGACCGCTATCGGTTACAGCCTCTATCCTCTCGCCGCCTCCGCAGCCGCTGCATTGCAGGCAGGGTCTAACCTTATCGAAGCACAACGCAAGGCTCGCCTCGAAGAGATTATCGGTTTCCCGATTGTCGCTATCGACAGCATCTCTCGTGTTGACAAATTCGACAAGGGACAGAAGAAGGTGGTAGGTGTTGAGGTTCGCTCTTTCGAGCCTTACAACTTGGCACTTGTTCCTGACGGGCAGATTGGAGAAACCATCGCTGTTGCTCCTTACGCCGTTGGTGATGCTTCCAACTTCGCCGAGTATTACGGAGGTCGCCTGATGATTACCTATGACTTCGATGTTCGCAAGAAAACGCAGTACATGGAATCCGAATTGACGGCTTTGGTAGTTCCCGACAAACCGAAGTACATGCACATCTTAACAGTAGCATAATGACTATATCCGAGTATTTAAAGGGCAGCTTTGATTTCACATTTACGGATGCGAATATCCTTGCTGTCCTCACTCGGAGGGGTCTCACTGCTGACACACCATTAGAGAGCGTTGACGAGAAGAGCATAGACTTGGTACAAGCCGACCTCTATATGATTCTTGCCAACGTTGTCTCTGGCGGTGGTCGGAGGGTGCAGAAGGGCAACAGAAGCGTAAGCGAGAGGACTTATCAGTTTGGCGTATATGACAGGCGTGATTTCCGGGCGATGGCGAACAAGCTCTACGCTAAGTGGGGTGAGACCGCTTCAACATCATCCGCACGCTTTATCCATTTAAAGGGTGACTC